GCTTTTATGCTTTTATTGTTTTTAGCTTTGCAGGTTATCGAACAAAAAACCCCCCTACAAAATGCAGGAGGGCAAACAAACAAACAAACAACTATTAAATTTATGTATTGAATTTATATTGAATTCATAGGTATTAAATTTATTCTATTAAATTCATATATTGAATTTATAATCTTTCGCCATCTTTTTTAAATTCATATTCATTAACAATAATAGTTTCTTTTATTGCCTCATCACTTAAATAATAATCGTATTCACTATTTAATTGTCTTAATATTTCATTTTGTAAACTGCAATGAAAAACGTCTTCAATAGCGTTAATTTCATTATCATAATCATTATAAAAATCTTCTTTTATTTTATCCTTTTCGCCATACTTTTTAAATAGATTATTTCTGTCTTTTAAAAACTTCTTTGTAGCAATATAAATTTGCTCTGTTGTATTAAATCCATAAGACATAATTAAATTTGCAGTTTCCTCATAAGAGCTATAAATTTCGATTTCAATTTCTCTTCTGTATAAATCAAAACCTTTTATTATAATCTCTACTTGTTTAAATTCCTCGTAAACTAAATCCCACCAATCATGGTGTACATTTATATCATAATGATTTTTAATAATTTTTTGTTGCGTTTGCTTATCTAATTCATCAAATTGATAAGCTTGAATTTCTATTGTTCTCATTGTTTTTTATTTTAAATTTATATCAAACATACAACAATATTTCCAACTGACAAAATATATTTAAATTATTTTGTTTATTTATTACTTTTATTAATTTTGTATTTTCTACATACAAAAAAATAATGCTTTAATGCTTTTTTTCGTTTAGCTAATTTTCTTTGATTTAAGGGTGTTAAACTCATTACTCTATTAAATTCATATATTGAATTTGGCGATGGCGTGAATATTGTTTTATCGTCCATTGAATTGATCTATCCGTATTGAATTGCTTTTTGTACGGCTCTTGTCCCACTTCTTTTATTTCAAACGTTAGAACTCTCATCTATTAAATTTCTAATTTATTACTTCTAAGTTTGTAATTATAAACGTCCATTATCTCTTGTATAATATCATATTCATTATTATAAATATAAATCTTTTTAACGCTTTTACAATTCTTTATTAATCTGTCAACATCAAAGTGTTCGTTCTTAAACATTATCTTTTTTAGTGCCCTAACGAATTTAGTAGATATAGCATTTTTTCCTATCACATCTTTTAAACTTAAGCAATTTTCTAAAACCTGTTCGCCTAAATCCTCATTCATTTCATAAATACCTTTTTTAATTAAAGAGGTAGAGCCTTTGTTTAATTTTGAATTGAAAGCATCTGTAATTCCAGAAAGCGTAAAATCATCAATAAAATCATCAATTATTTCTAATAATCTTTTATATTCCAGATTACCTTTAACTGCATAAGATTTGATGTGGTTTATAACTTTCCAACCTCTTTGATTAGTATTTATATCAACAACACAATCTTTATTTACGTTATTATTTATTACATAAAATACAGGTTTCTGTAATTGAATTAACGCTTCTAATCTATGTTGACCGTCAATAACGTAATTATCATTAGTTACAATTATCGGCACAACTAAGCCAAATTTAGTAATTGAATTACAAAGTAAATCAACATGCTTTTTATCTACATCTCTATTAAATGTCAAGTATTTAAACAAGCCATAGTTTTTAGTTTCAAATATCTCAAATTTTTTCATTGTTTTCTGTTTTAATTTATACTTTACTTTCTTTATATTCTTGTTCTTGTTGTTGCATATACAATTCAACAGTGGCTTGCAGTGTTCGATTCATATCTTTAAGCTTTATTATTTCAGCTTTAAATATTTGATTCATTTCTCTTAAGTGTTTAATCTCTATTCTGTTTAAATCTTCTAAATGTGTCATGGTATTAAATTTCTTTTTTATATCTATATTTATAATGTTTATATGTAGTTTCTAAAGCTTCGATAATATTATCTTTTTCTTTTCCTAGTAATGCTGATTCAATTAACCATCTTATTTCATCGTAAGGGCAAGAGCACTCATCATTGAACCAATCATAATAAACATCTATTAAATTTTCTTTGTGTTCTTGTGTCATATTTTTATATCTATTCTATTATTTAATAATTCTATTATGGCATAAATTTGCTCTTCTTTTTCCTCTTGCGTTTCAGCAATTTCTTTTACTCTTATCCAGAAATGATTAGATTGCTTTGGCATAAATATATCCTTTATTAAATTGCCAAACTTTCGCATTGGGCGTACTGTTTTATATACTCTGTTTACTTTCATATTATTTGTTTTCAAATTGGTTTGCTAGTGAATAAAATTTATAAGTTTCATAAGGCATCTTATAACCTTTGCAATTATAACAAAATAACTGCTTCGCTTTCTGTTCTATTATTGCTGAACATTTGTTACACTTTCTCATTTGATTTCTTTTAATGATTCCTTAATGCTATTAAGCTTCCATTCCTGCATTTTAGCTTGTTCTTTGACGACTTGACTTATAATGAAGGGTAAGTCATCAAACATATCGTTAACGTCAAACACAACGCATTTATCGTCTCCATAATAAATATAGAGTTCTCCGTCGTTACAATGTATTTGAATTGTGTCATAAACATAGGTGTGTCTTTTAGCAACTTCTAATTGCTTTTCTAAATCTTTGATTTTTTCTTTGAGTGTCATATTTCGTAAGTTTTTGTTGAGTTCATCATATAATTAGCGTAAACAGTAGCTTCGTTATCTAATTCACAATTCTTGTCTTCTAAGTATTTCATATAATGGTTTTGCCATTCAATGTCGTATTGTAAACTTTTTATTTCAGCTTCTAACTCTTCAATGATGTCTTCCATTATTGTTTTACTTGTTCTTCTATTATTTTGCCCTCTAAATCTACAACAGTGTAGCCGTGACTTCTTAATAGATTAATTGATTTCTCTATTTGATTTACTCTTTTTCTGTAATGGTCAAAGGTTTCGTTTTCTATCCAGCTCATAATTATTTATTTTTAAATTGTTTACTTAATAGTTCTAACATACGATTTTGGTTACTCTTTTGTATCCAATCGTTTTTTAGATTAAAGTGTTTGTTAATGATTTCTTTCTTTGTTTTCATAGTTTTATTATTAATTATTAACGAATCTAGTGAATTATTTCCAACTGACCAAATAAATATAAAAAAAATTATCTAATAAAGTAATTGCCATGAGGTACAGACCTAGTAAGTAGGTACTGAATTGCATATCGTGAAGCGTCTATTGCGTGATTAAATTTATCAATAGGTATTGCACCATTTAGTTTCCAAGTGTAATTATTAAACTCTCGGATTAGATTTACAGAATCGTTGTCAATAATAATCTGATAGTCTTGCATTAAAGAGATGCCTGCTAAAATACTTCCTTTCTTTTTTATTGTAGGAATTACATTTAGTCCTTTAGATTTAATTTCAGATAATAAACGAGGCTCAGAATTATCCATTACTGTTAAGCCACTTCCTGCATACCTTCTATTCAATTCATAAATTTGAGTGGTGCTTAATCCTGCTTTGTAATAGTGTTCTTTAAGCCAAATGATTTTTCTTCTCTTGTCCACTGCAACTTCAATAAGTGCCGTCTCATCTACCGAAAATCCTACGTCCATGCCAAATATTGAATCTATCTCATCATTGAATTTACCTATATTCCAATCAGTAAATATTACACCCTCAGCTCGTTTCAACCAACCTCCTAATATTTGATGCTTATATTTCTCTGGTCTTCTCACTTTCATATCCTCAATCTGTTTTACAAACGATTCTGACAAGTGGTCTAAGTTGTCTAAGTAGGTTGTATGAATGTAAGTAATGTTTTCTTTTGTGCCGTTGAATCCGTCTGGTATTCCTCTATTCTGAAAGAATCTTTGATATATCCAATTCTCTTTTGTAGTAGGGTTTAGAATTAATATACATCTGTTCTTAACTCCTTTTGCTCTAATACTAAAATCAATTTTATCAAAACTCTCTTCGTCTGTAAGCTCTTCTGCTTCATCTAAAACAAACGAACTAACACCCTGAATAGATTTAAGCTTTGCCGTTTGGTCTCCACTTGATGTTCTAATACCACTAAAGTATATTGAACTCCCTGTTAAATTGTTTATGATTTCTGTTTTAGTTACAGTGAACTGGTCAAGTATTCCCATTAATTCTAACTTCTCAATAAACTCAGGTATAATAGACATACCTGCTGAGGTCATTGTATAACGAGTAAATAATATTCTATGTCCTTTTTCGTAAGTAAGTAACACTAAGAATGTGTTTGTAGCAAATGATTTTCCACTTCCTCTTCCTCCTGTAATCACATAGTATCTACTATCTGAATTAAATAGAGCTTGATATTTAGGATTAAGATTTAGTTTCTTCATCTTTTATATCTTCTGATTCAATATCAATAGTTTTTTCTTTATCGGCAAAATTAATTACAGGAATGTTTACTTCTGTTTTAACATTAAGTTCTTTAAGTTCTTTTGGTTTACCATACTTGTATTCCCAAAGTAATCTCATGTGAGGGAAACTATCTTTTGCCTGTTTAGCAAGTTCAAGCCAAGCTTTCTCTTCACTACCAAATACTTTTTTCATTGCACCTAAAGCATAGTTACCTAGCTTTTTTTCTCTTGCCTTTGGTGGTCTTCCTTGACCTCTGTAAACACCTTTTAAAGCACCGTTGTTTGCTCTTCCGTCTTTTTTCTTTTTGTTTTCGTTGTCTACTCCTTCCATAAACCTTTATTAATTAGTTGGCATATAATAGAGTAATTACCTAAATCTTGAAATGTATCTAACAAAGTTTCGTTATTACCTTTACGATTCTTAATAATTAGATTTTTCCAACGACTTATTTTATCATTCATTCTAAACCATAAACCATGTAAAGCAAACTCTTTGCCTTCCTTAGTTTCTAGGTTTGCACCAGTACTTATATTACTAATGCCATAATCTAATTGCTTCTTTGCAAACAGTTCAAACTGCTCTTCAACAATATCCTCATAACTCTTATAAAGATTAGGTGCTTCCTTTTGTAATAGTTTTCTATACTTGTTTTTCATATTCTAATTCTGGCATATTACTTATTACCATTGTTAATTCATCTATATCTACACTTCTAAGTGTTTTTAATTTGCTTTTGATATATTCCTTTTTGCTTGCATTATCCATTTCATCTATTCTTATAATAACTTGTTTAAGCCATATTGCTAACACATCGTTATATTTTTTATGTAACTTAAATGTATTAATAGAATATATTAAAGTAGCGTGATTTATGTCCCAACCGTTTTGACTGTAAAATCTAACTATTTTGTGTAAAGGCATCTTTTTATATTTATATAATATAAAGTTAAGCAATGACCTTGCCTCAACATATTCTCTTTTTCTAGTAACTTTTAAAACATCAAGTCCAGATAATATTGAAATTTTATCTGCTATTTGCTTTGGTGTAATCATGGTAAATAATTTTGTTGAGCTTTGTAATCCTCTAAAGCGTGTAGTATTGCACCACAACATTCATAGTGCTCTTCAAATTCATATTGCTCGATTAATATAGGTATTTCGTTTTCTGTTATTACTCTTTTTTTTAGACATAATAGAGTGTCTTCATAACAATCTAAGTAATCTAAATATTCATTGTCCATTTATAAAGTGTCTTCTACTAAGTAGTTTTCTAAATCAAATTCATTCTTAATATAGTTTTCATATACCTTGATAGCATATTCAACTTTTTGCTCACCACTAAAATAGAAATTTTCACTGACATTAAAAATACCAATTTCATTTGTTGGTGATTTATCAATGACAATATACTTAAAATCTTTATAACTCTTATTAAACAAACTACAATAAATATAACATTGACTATCGTAATTATATTTGTTGGCACTGTATTTAAACGCCGATAGAATTTGAGTTGTCTTTAAATCAATAAGATGTTCTCCTAAAACATCTGCCTTAGCTCTAAAAGGGTATCCCATTAAATTATTAACCATAGGCACTTCAAACTCACTATTCTCTATAAGTTCACTTGCAGGTTTACAATTATAGAACCTATCTCTTAACCTTAACGCTTTGTCTCTATCTTTTACAGTAAAGACATCCCAACGCTCTTCTTTGGCAAGTTTGTATTCTTTATTTGCCTTTGTCTTAACGTCTAAGAATAGACACTCGTTAAATTTATCCTCTTCTAAAATACTAGCGTGAAATAAATAACCTTGTGCAAGTGCATCTGATTCAGTAGGTAGGTTTATTTGATTTAAGTATTCTAATGGTGATTTAAGTAATTGACTTATTGCACTACTTGATAAACAAGCTTTTGCCAAGTAGCCATAATAAAAGCTATCTTGAATTGCTTTTTGTGTGAGCTCATGTCTATCATGCATCTCATTGTCTAGTGTGATAATTGGTTCTTTCATATTAATTACAATTTGAGTTATACTGATATGAAACGTAATACTCCCAACACCCTCCTTCTATATAATAGTTGTAAACTTCATTGTTATTGCCATTTCTACATAAATAAATGTATTTAACAGAGTTGTCTCCATACTCTGCATGATAAGGCTCATTAACAAAAGGTGCTGATGGATAATGGCTAAGATCACAATTATCACTGCAACTAAACAATGTAAATAAAATAAATGTGTAAAGTATTGTTCTCATATTTCTTTGTTATTCACTTACAAAGTTAATAAAAGAACCGAGATGTGCAAATATTTTTTACATAAAATTCTTTTTCCAAATATCCATACCTACTGCATAGCGTTGTTTTGTATCTGGATATTCTAAAATCATTTTTGCATTATTCATAAATCTAGCCATGAAACTAGCTTTTTCTTCGTATTTTTTTGGTTTAAGTAGTGGCATAAGGTAATTGTTTTAATTCTAAGTGTTTTATATGTTCGTGTTTAACTTTAATTATTTTATCGTCTCTTCCCCATTTTGATCTAGTGTACCATTTTAAATAATCAGTTTTATACGTTGTTGTTTCTTTAAACTTCTCTACATACTTTAAAAGATCAGTTCTTTTATAAAAACAAAAAGCGTTCAACTCTTTAATGTCAAACGCTATAAACTTTGCTTTGCCTTTTAACCAACCGTCTTTGCCTCTTACGTTTTGAATTTCTAACCATATGCAATCTAAGTGTCTATTACCTTTAACATCAAAACCCACTCCATCAACATAAAAGTCAATGTGTTTGTGCATATCATCATTTCTATTAGACTTAACAACCTCCAAACCTTTTTCAGTCATTAGATCACAAAATACCTTTTCAGCATGTTTGCCAGTTTTAAAAGATGTAGCCCACCGACTTTTAGTTATTTCTTTACTCACTTTTATATTCTTTATAAACTCGTTCTAGTTTTTTATGTAGGTTGTTTTTAAAACAAGAGGAACAACTAGTAAGGCTCATTTTTTGATGAAATATTCTATTATATATTCTAAGCAATTTTTGTTGCGTTTGTGGATGTACAGTAGACTTTGCCTCTGTAAAATACTTGTCTAAATATTCATATTCCTCTTCTGTTAAACACTCTGGTTTATAATAAGGGAATAAATAATTTAATTTAGCTTTACGCTCTTCGCATCCACAATCTTCACCAAGTACCCATTTAGCTACTTTGGATATTCCTGTTTTTTCAAGTACCTTTTCGACTGTGTCCCCAAGTCCTCTAGCCTTTGTACTTTCTGTACTCTTCTTTGCTTTCTTTTCTAATTTTTTCTTTGGCATTTGTTAATGTATTAAATATTGAACTTAAACTTATTTTTGTCTCTTTACTAATGTCTCGCATACTCATATCCGTATTTAGATATAACTTAGTTAGCTTCTTATCGTACCAATACCACTCTTCAATTATTTCGTCTATTTTGTCATACAACGCTTCTAAGTTAATCTTTTTTTCATAACTTTCTGTTTGCTCCTCAAAATCATAAAAATTTTTATTATTAAAAGTGCCTTTATAATCTGACAATAGTATTATTTTTTTATTGTTATTATTATAATTAGTAAACTTACTATAATATAAATTTCTTAATGTAATGTATATATAAAATGTATTTATTTCGTTTTCATTATACATAATTCTCTTTACGTCTTTTGTATAATCGTGCATCCTTATATACATTTCTTGTACTAACTCGTTTGCCTTGTCTTCATTTATTTTAAATCCTTTAGCCATCTTAATCCAGTCCGTATGCCTTTTAGCTAATATGTCAAGTATCTTAGATTTCATCTTTGAATATTATGTCTCTAAGTTTATTAAACGAGTTCACAACATAATAGTTACCTTGCCATTCTGCTTGAAACTTTATTTCGTCTGGTGTAAG